AGCACCGGTATCATTAGCAAATGGATTTGAAACCATACCGTAGCGAGTCTTAAATCCAATTTTTGGTTGGAATGAATTCTCACCAACGGCACGTACCATTTGAAGAGGTACATATGGGCAATAGAACAAGCCAGCATCATATGCGCTTGATCCTTTGTAACCAACAACAAACCAGTTGGTATCTTGTGTTGTTGCATACGGATCAATATATACTTTATATCGACCATTAAGAACACCAACAAAAGTATTACCAGTATCATCTGGATTTAAGTTGTTGTTTAATGCAGGTGTATAATCAAGTACACCAGCCATTTGAAGAGCAGAAGCTACATCAGAAGATGTCATAAGGATATTACCTTTTCCACGTCGTGTATCTTTTGCAATTGCATTAGCTTCACGCTCAATTTGGAACATCAATCCTTTGAACTTCTCAACCATCCATCGACCATTAGAATCAACATCCATATCAAATGTTCCAGTTGCGGAAACATTTGTTTGAGCACCTGTCTTAGCGTTGTTGTAAATGGTGCGGATAACTTCTCGGTTAATTTCTGCCAAGATTTCTGAAGAAAGAATATTTGATAATTCTGTCTCAGCATCTAATCCATGGATAGCTCGTAAATCTTGAGCCAATTCCATTGTGTACTCACCTTTAAGAGCACGTGACTTAGCTGTTACAGTTACTTTATCAATCTGAAATGCCATTTCAGCAAAATCAGCTCCAACACCATCACCCAATGCCTCAGCAGCTGCTGTAGACATACCTGTACCTGTGGTATAGGTAGAGTTATTTGTAGCGGCAGCAGCGGGGTTACCATTAGCTGAATGTGTACCAGCACCACCAAATGCTGTATTAGCTTCGTTGTGTAGTGCTTCTGCACCAGTTTGAGATGTATACTTAGACTTCATGGCAAAAATTAAGCCAGTTGGTCCTGTCATAGGCTGAACACCACAAACATCATAAGCAATTAATTGTGGCATAGCTCGTCTGACTAAAGAAATCAAAACAGGATCAAAAGTATCAATATGACCTGCACCAATATTGTTGGTAGGTGCAGCTTCAAACAATAAAGATGAAGTTTGTCCTTCTTCTCTTACTGATTTCTCCTGATTTTCCAAAAGAATAGCGGTTACTGCTCTTTTATATCCATCTTTGATTGGTGAAAGATCTGGATGATCAAGAACAGGAGACCACTTTTTTTGTAAATTTTCATTTAAAAACATTTGTTATATCTCCTAGTTAAAAAAATGTAAACTATTGTTATTTATGTTATCTAATACTTTTAGCAATAGCACTTGTGTAATATTTCATCGTATCTGAAATTTCTCCTGCATTTTCCTGCTCTTTTTCATCTACTTGCTCAACTTCTTCTACTAAAGTAGTTGGCTTATCTGCTGGAAAATAATTTTCTTTAATAACCTCAACTTTTTTAGCATAAGCTTCAATATTTTCATCATCAATATTTTCAGCTAAGGCTTTAACTTTTTCTGCCTGTAATGCAGACAGACCTTCAGTAACACTTTGAATGACATTCTGTTTTTTGTATCTGTTTAATTCTGCGGTCATTGAGATTGACTTATTAATCTCTTTATTTAATTGGGATTGCAAAGTATCAACTTGCTCAAACAGTTCGTCTACTACATCAACTTTCTCATCAGGAATAGTTACATAGTGCTGTTCAAACAATGTTTTTAAGCCGGATAAGAAATTCTCAGTTAAATCAGCTCGGATACCTTGCTCAACTGCTAATTTATTCTCTTCCATCCACTGCTCAACAACATAATTTAAATAATTGTCAATTTTTTCAACCATTTCTACACGTTGCTCTTCAACGCTTTTCTCAAGCTCTTCATTGAATTTTAAGTTGAGTTGCTCCACTTGCTCGTCAAGTATTTCATTGACTTTTTTACTTACAGCAGCTTCAAAAATAGTAGTTGCTTTTTGTGCAAAATCTTCAGTGAATTCCTCACCTTCAAGCAAAGCTTTGACATCTTCTGAAACTGAAAATTCAATGCTTTCGTGATTCACGTGAC